GGCACTCTCGATCTAAATGGACAAACATTTAATCCCTATAATATGTCTGGAACAGGCACTCTACAAAGAAGCATCATAACGACTGGCGCTACGTTCAATATTACCGGCAATGGTACTACGCTTTGGAATTTTGCCGCGACCAATTTTACAATCACCGCTGACTCAGTCATTAACCTAACTTACAACGGCTCTGTTGGTACAAGAACAATTTCTGCTAGTACAATCAGCGAAGTAATTGCGCCATCATTTAATGTAACTGGCGGAGCAGATACGATTTCCATCACTGGTAATGTTAAAAGCTTAACATTCCCTGGTTTTACAGGAACACTCACTGCTGCAGCTAGAACTATCTATGGAAACTTAACATTTAATCCTAGCATGACGTGTGGCGCTGGTTTTTTAGTCACGACATTTGCTGCTACTAGCGGAGTTCAAACAATTACGTCGAATAGTAGAGTATGGCCAGCTCCAATAACAGTAAACTCACCCGGCGCTACGGTAAGATTAGTAGGCACGCTAGATATGTCAACTGGTGCGGCCACCACTAACACATTCACGCTTACTGCTGGAACATTCGATCTGAATGATAACGCAGCATCGGTGATATTGTTCAGTGCTACCGGCACTACTACACGCACACTATCATTTGGAACAACCGGTATTATGAATGTCACTGGTAGAACTGGAACGGTATGGGGAGTCGCAACATCAACTGGCTTTTCATACACGGGAACTGCTAGAGTAAATATTACAGCCTCAAACGGTACTACATACGGAACAAGAACAATATCACACGGTAACACTGCCGGCGGTTCAATATCTACAAAAGCGCCGCCACTCTACATTTCCGGAGGCAACGGCAGCACTGACACGATAGTAACTACGGCCACAAGTCATCTTGCTGGTCTGATATTCACTGACGCTTTATCAATTCTAACGAATACTACTAGAATTATGTACGGTGATTTTGTGACATTCAATGGCATGACTGTAACTGCCGGTGCTAACGTTACAACATTCGGCGGAAACACAAATCAAACATTTGATACTGGTACCGCAACGATTGATTTTCCCGTTACTTTTGGCAACGGTACTAGTAACGGAACAGTAGTACTGGCAAATAACATAACTATTGGAACAACACGAGCGATTACACTAACATCTGGCGGATTAGACGTAAATGGAAAAACGTTCGACATTGGAGCCTGGTCGAGTACTAATACAAACACACGAACTCTTGATATCGCTGATTCGACAATAAAAGTGAATAACGCAGGAACAGTATGGAACATGTCGACATCAACAGGTGCCACGATAGTCGCTGCAAACTCAAGAATAGAATTAACATCAACAACAACTGACGCTAGAACATTTTCCGGTGGCAATCTAACATACGGCAATTTGATAATTGGCGGAGCAACAGGAACAAGTAATCTTACAATATCTGGCAACAATACGTTTGATACTATCTCAAGTACTAAGACAGTATCACATACGATTCTACTTACTTCTGGCTCAACAACAACAGTATCAGACTTTACAGTATCAGGCAGCGAAGGCAATCTGGTTACGATCACTTCAACTACAAATGCTCAGCACAATCTTGTGATAACTGGCGCTGACACAGTTGACACAGTAGAGTATCTAAACATCAGCTATTCTAACGCTAGTCCTACTGGAAGATGGCTAGCTGGTAATGGATCTGTCAGAGGCTCGACAGTCACTGGTTGGATATTTGAATCAACTGGTAACTGGTTAACAATGTTCTGAACTAAAAGATAAATAATAGTAATCAGAGACATTCGTGAAATAGTTTTGTTGATGTGATACTGATTTTATGCGGTCACCATCCGCGTAGCCGGGAGAAACGGCACTAATTATTAGGAGAAAACAAAATGGGACGCCCACTAAAAACGGCAAAAGGTCAATTTATTGACATCGCAATTCCAAGTCAAGATTTAACTGGTAACATCGGTGTTGTCGGTGGTGAAAACCCCGCTGGTGACACCTTGCTTGTCAAAGCAAACATCGAGTACGCACCAGCACAATACGCTGAAGGCGACTCAATCATCGTTCGTCAAAAGGGTGAGTACAAGTTCTTAGTCGCTAACGTAGCGTCACCCTCAATTCAGGGTATTTGTTATGTTGTGAATATCACTGGCACATCAGTTGCGTCATTGACTGCAGGTCAGATGGCAATCATTGGTGTTGATGCAAACTCAGCAAACGTTACAATTGCTAAAATTCAAAACGCTTACTGTGTTGCTTTTGCTGATCAATCAGCGTCAGCGGCAAACAAGGCTAACATCACACTTGGCGCTCCTTATTACCCATCATTCGTTGCTGCTAACGCTAGTCCACAGCCAGGCAGTGAAGGTGGTCAACAAGGCGGTCCAGACGGCGGCGGCGCACCAGGCGGCGGCCGTTTCCCAATCATTCTTTTACCATCAATTTAAAGTTTACGAGTGATAGTACTAAAAATAAACCACCTTGCGGTGGTTTATTTTATTGCGTTTTGTATGATATCTATTTTTTGTCGTATCAAATCATAGTTGAGAGTGTTGAATAGTCCCTGATGAAGAGGTCGGGGATAAGTTTTATTATCAACCCATGCAAAACCGATATGTTCGTGATTTAACGTGGGCACAAACTCATTTGGAATCAGACAGTAAAATGTGTGATAGACGAAGTTGCCGTCATCGCTGTTGAACTGTTCAATAGGAAACAACTTGGCTCTCTCAGGCCAATATCCAATTTCTTCGCCACACTCACGCTCTAGAGTTTCGAGTAGTGTTTCGCCAAATTCGACCTTACCGCCCGGCAAACTCCAACTATGATAGTTACGATCATTGCGCAGTAAAAACAAGTGACGCTGTGTACTCTGAGAACAAAATAAGACACCCGCAGCGTTTATTTTTCGTTTTCCCATTAGATGATGATCCGCCAATCGCCCTGATTGTAAAAACCGTCATAACTCTTTTGCCATCCTAACTTAGTAGAGAAACGATACTGAACGCTGCTAGTCAAGTTTGTACAAAACTCAACTGTATCTAATTGTTGCGCTTGAGCGTCAAATGCAACAAACCAGGCAGTGCCGTTAAACTCGATGATAGAGTTTAGTGATGCGCCCTGTGCGAGTCCTATCCACGAATTTTGTGTACTAGTAGTGTAAGCAGTTTGATATGGAATATCTTCAACAATTAAGTAACGTTGTCCATTAGCCGCCGCCGGTAGACCGTTGCCCGGAGTTTTTTGCGTTGGGTCAATAATACTATTTACTGGGTCAAGTGTATTCTGTGGCAAAGTATCTGGATCAATATCATAGATTAAGATACTATCATTAGTTGCGTCATAGTTTATTGTGCCCATGATTTCCGTGGCCAAGAACGGGTTCTCAAGCGCAATCATACTAACACCTGGTCTGATAACGCCGTAGACGTTGAGTACATCATGCCAAAATACCGCAGCCGGTTCAATATCTGGCAACTCAAAACTATCATTACTTGGCGAGAATGCGGAGTTGGCTGGTATTATCTGTAGTTGATTGTCGAGTAGTAATATTTTGTAACCGTATGGTGTTATTTTTTGACGAGTTCCTAATAACAAGTCTTCGTCTTTGATATCGTTATATGCAACGCCGGTATAGATAGTATTGATAATCTTTTGAATGACGCCAAACTTTCTGACCTTGATTGGACTACTAATCCAAATAGGCATATAAAATTTCCAAGTAGCAACATCAATCGGATTGCCTGTTCCAACCGGCTGAGTACGACTGCTGTATGTAAAACCGTCTTGATAAACTACGCTAAGTGAAGTCCAGTCTAAGAAGTTATCTGTACTCATTATTTCCATACTAGGATTGAATAGTGTCGCTAACTGTTCAAACAACTCTAACTTCTGTTGAGTATTTGAAGTCCAAAACTCTAAGGTGACACGAAGTGTGTACGGCACTGGCATAGGACGCTCGATATTAAAAGCGTTGCCCTGTGTTGTTTCATATTCACCAGTTTCGGGATTCATTGCTCGTTGTCTAACGGCTTGAACATCGATAAATGTCGGATCTTGGGTACGACTCTGGTCAAACTCGATACCGGAAATGTAGTAGACAATCTGCGGCGCCGACGGCATATTACTTGCGCTGTTCTTAGCGATCACATCTGCAACTTGACGGCTACTATCGCCGTAAATAATAGGAACACGATGGTAAATCGGGTTGCCCTTTTGATCGAAACCATAAGTCACAGACCAGTCTGAGAAAATTCTCGCAAACTGGAGTAAAAATCGTTTAACCTGATCGTCGTAGAAAAATTGCGCCACTGTATGCTCCTGATATGTATGTATTTAGACACAGTTAAGCATCGGGTTTGATTCTTAGCGCAGTCGACAAACTCTGACGAGTTGGCACTGTACCGCCAGAAGATACCGGAGTACGCTCACGATCATTGATAAATCTCGATAGTTGACTTTGATCTTCGTCAGTGAATCCGGTGTCGGTTCTGACGTTAGAACTAATATGAACCCACAGAGCGCCGTCAAAACGATACAACTGTTGCGGCAGATAGTCGATTCTCAAGAAGTAATCGCCTACACGAGGATTGTTTGGGAACTGTGTACCCGCTACATATGGTTCACCGTTTGGAGCGAATAGACTTCCTGTTAGATATCCATTGACATATCCAAAACTACGTGGTGAACTACGCTTGATGAACTGGAATGCCGGATCACAATCGGCACGATAGTCCATCTCCATTGTAATAGGCAAGTCAAAGTCGTAGTTCACGAAGATAGTTGTGCCAGCCGGTATTGATGCGATGGAATAATTATCCACTACAATAGAGTTAGTCTCACGATCTACGGCAATGATTCTGGTACCGGTAGGAAAAATCTCATTCGGTGTTCCGTTACTACTGTATGCAGTAGCCTTTAGTAACAGACCGCTCGTCACATCATTTGTTAGGATGCCGTCTATAAAAATTCTATTGACATTAGGTCCAGCGCCTACTGCGGTAAGTGTAAAGTTCAGATACATATCAGCGGTAGCATAGGTATTATCAGCGGTACCATACGGTCCAGTTACTGTTCCATTTTCTGATACTACACTAACAGACAGAGCCGGCGTTGAGAATACTTTACCACTGCCAATATCCGTAAGTTGTGGCTGAACTACGACTGGTTGAAACTGAATAATAGAGAATGGATTAGTAATAACATTATTATTTGGCATCAGTCTGACTACGGCTGTGGCAAACTTGTACTCGGGATTTCCCAAAATAGTAACTGTACCGATTGTATTGACTGGCGAGCCTTCTGGAACAACGATATCTTGCGGAGGAGCAGGTTCATTATTGATAAACGTAGGAACAATGTACAGACTATTGTTATCATAGCCGCTAAGTGGTACAACACGCTTTGCTTCTGCGATAACTGCCTCGTTGATAGAGATATTCTGATTGTATGTAGAGACGATGTCGACCAGATTTTTTTCTGAACTTGGTCCCCAGTACTCGGTATTAGTAGGATCAATGCCGGCTGGTACAGGCTTAAGTGGTGTGTAAATTTTGCCTCCGAACGTGGCGGTATATCCAGGCTGATATGTCTTGCCGGGTTCCCAATCGCCGACGTAGTTGTCTTTATTGATCGGCTGATTCATAATATCTTGGAACTCTTGAGTGTTAGTCAACGGTTCGCACTTGATACGCCAAAGATGAGGCCACCATGTCGGCGAGAAACCTTCGCTTGCGTAGTTAGCGTCTGTTATCTGATAGTACCGACGAAGGCCGACTGGAATATCGGTATTGAGTGGGTGATAATCTTCTAAGTGAGGTAGTTCAAACACATCACCGACCATCAACTTACGTCCGATAATCTCCAACATTTGATTGTAGTGTACTGTGACAAAAATAATATCATTAGTTAAGAATAGACCAAACTGACTCAAATCGAAGTCTAAGTTTTGGACTGAATAATGCCCTCGTAATCGATAGATATTAGC